GTGTGGATCTCCTATTGGTAAGCAGGATCAGTACGCGTCAGCATTCGGTGGCATGAATCACATCACATTTTATCCGGATGAATTCGTGCACGTCAAGCCACTGTTGTACTATCAACCGGAGCTAGATGCATTCAATAGCAAGCTCATGATGTTCTATACCGGGATCACTAGATCTGCCAATTCGATCTTGACACGTCAGAATGCAGAACCTAAGCATGAGATCTTATCGGCCATGAAGGAACAGGCTGATTATGCATGTGACCTGTTCAACCAACATAAATATGATGAGTTTGGTGCACTACTATACGATGCATGGAAGCTCAAGGCTCAACTAGCCGATGGTATCACCGATCCGCACCTTGATAATATTTACGAAGAGGCCATGAAATCTGGTGCTCTGGGTGGTAAGTTACTCGGTGCCGGCGGTGGCGGTTACTTCCTATTTTATGTTCCTGAAGCGCTTCAGGGAGATGTATATGATACCATGAAAAGACTAGGATTGCAGCACTTTCCCTTTAAATTTTCGAGATTTGGTACGGAGACCGTATATAATGATAACACCATATTTTAAGACATACGTCAATCAATTAGACCAAGCCTTTGATTCTATTGATACTTCTCAGTTACAGAAGTTTGCTAATGTCATGGTGGCAGCCGCAGAGAACAACCGCACTATCTTCGTCTGCGGCAATGGAGGCTCTGCAGCCATCGCAGACCACCTAGCATGCGACTGTTTGAAGGGAATCCGCTCTGTGACGCATCTAAAACCCAAGGTCGTATCACTATGCTCTAATGGGCCACTGGTGAGCGCCATAGCGAATGACTACGGATATCAGTACGTTTTCTCGTATCAACTCGAGTCTTTAATGCAATCTGGTGATGTTTTGATCACAATCAGCTCATCCGGCAACTCAGAAAACATCCGTGAGGCCATTAACTTTGCAAAAACCAAAGACTATACGGTTATCTCAATGTGCGGCTTTGATGGCGGTGCATCTCTAAAGGCCAATATTCCTATCCACGTCAAAGCACATAACTATGGTATCGTTGAAGACGTACATCAGGCTATCATGCACCTTGTATCTCAGTATATCCGTATTGAGAACGTTAAGCCTGGAATCAGAGATTTAAATCTTTAATTAAAAATAGTTGTGTACTTTAATTCTATATGGTGTATTATGGATTATAAGCTGAAACACAGGAAAAAATCATGATTAAGCCTCGTACCAAAGGTGCACCAACCAAGGCCGATAAGACGGCAAAGATCGCTGCGAAGCGTGCCAAGTTTGCTGGCAATAAGGATAAGTTCGTAGGTGATGAACCTAAGCTTACCGATCTGCCAGACAGGATGGAATACGTGATGGCCTTGAACTGGTACAATTATACCTTTGATATTGAAAAGGGTAAGATCTTCCTACTGGACTATATGAAGTATGCGAAGTTCCAACCTTCACAGATTGCAGCAATCCGTCGTGCTAATAAGAAAGACGTATCTCCTACGATATGTTGGCAAGCACGAATGATGATGAACGGCGTAAAGCTTACCGATGAGAACATGGCCTTCTTTAATCAGAAGCTGACCTACCTTTTTGAGAAGGATGTTAAGCCTACCGTTGAGAAGGCTGTGGTCTCATCGGGTCCTAGTATCGCTGATCGGATCAAAGCTAAGTGGGCTGCAACCGTGGCTAATCTTGAAGACGAGATCGATCTCTTTGTAATGAGTGACTTCAAGTCTGAGTTCAATCCATATACCTACCTTCAGTCACAAGACATCAAGGCTGCTCAGGCAACTAAGATCGCAGATCATTATCGTCCTTTGATGGAAGAGTTGAAGCTGGCTGTGACCGGTAAGGATGCTCAGATCAAAGAGGCCTATGCACGACACGGTGTTGCACGGAACAAGAAGTATCTTGAATTCATCCAAGCTATTGTGTCGAATGCAGAGTCTCTTGCTAACGTCAAGAAGGCTATTCGTGCAACACGTAAGCCTAAAGAAAAGTCTGCCATCCAGCTCGTATCTAAGATGAAGTTCTTGGCCGAGAGTGCACAGTATAAGGTTGCCTCGGTCGATCCAAGTAGGATCATCAAGTCGCAAATGCTAATTACGTATAACACTAAATATAAGAAGTTAGTAGTATACGTTGCGGCAAGCGATTCGACCGGTCTATCTGTGAAGGGTACGACGATCATCAACTACGATGAATCTACCTCTATCAGTAAAACCCTCAGGAAGCCAGAAGACTTCTTGCCTCAGGTCCTATCAACATCAAAGGCTGGTTTTGTCCGTGCCTTTGCTGGTCTTAAGACTGCATCGTCTACCCCTAATGGACGTATTAATCAGGACACAATTCTTCTTAGGGTAATCTAATGGAAAATAACAATGTGATTCAATTCCCATTCGGTAAGCTTGGTAGTGATCAACTACCTACTACTGAAGCTGAGATAAAAGTCGATATCGCTAAACTACGTGAATCATATTTTGATCAAGTGTCAATCGAACTAGCGGGTGAACTCTTTGCTCGTATCATCACACACGGATTTGACGTCTCAGAGATTGAGTGCATCAAGGACTGTGTGCTGGTAGTCGAATCTATCAAGTCGGTACTAATGAAGTCTGCAGGTCTAGAGTATCCACTTCAAGCTACAGCTGAAGCGATCTCTGTTATTCCTGATGCTTTCTTAGACGATGACGATGATATTTGATTGTACATTTAATCAGTTCTAGTGTACTATAAATAATCAACAATGATAATGGACATACATAATGATAATCCTTGACCTATCGCAGGTTATGATCGCAACTTTAATGGCTCAGCTTGGCAACCATACTAATGCTGAGTTAGATGAAAACCTACTACGACATATGATCCTTAACAGCATCCGTGCTAATAAGATGAAGTTCTCTGCCGAGTTTGGCGAGATGGTCATCGCTGCGGATGATCGCAAGTTCTGGCGTCGTGACCTATACCCATATTATAAGGCTAATCGTAAGAAGACTCGTGACGCTTCTGAATTGAACTGGAACGTTATCTTCGACAGCCTCAACAAGATCCGTGAGGAACTCAAGGAGAGCTTCCCGTATCCTGTCGTACAAGTAGATAGTGCAGAGGCCGATGACGTTATCGCTGTCTTGACTAAGCACTACAACTATGATAAGATCTTGATCCTATCTGGTGATAAGGATTTCCAACAGCTTCAGCGTTATCCTAATGTGAAGCAGTACAGCCCCGTTCTTAAGAAGTATATCACATGTCGTGATCCTGATATGTTCCTCAAGGAGCACATCATGCGTGGTGACGTCGGTGACGGTATCCCTAATTTCTTATCAGCTGATGCTACCTTCGTCGATGGCTCACGTCAAAAGCCTTTGGCCACTAAGAAGGTCGATGCGTGGTTACATGCCAATCCAGTTGAATTCTGCAATGTTGAGATGCTTCGTAACTACAAGCGTAATCAGCAGCTGGTTGACTTTGACTTCATCCCAGAAGATGTAGAACAAAATATCTTGGCTGAGTATAAGGCTCAATCAGGTAAGGATAGGACTAAGCTGTTCAACTACTTCATAAGTAATAAGCTTAAGAACCTAGTAGAAACGATCAACGACTTTTAATTAGAGGACTAACTTGAATGAAACGACCAGGTATTGCCGAGATCTTGCTATCAGTATCCAACCGACCAGTTGGTGAAAGACAGACTGCACTTGCACACCATGCACCTAATATGTCACTCGTTATGCTTCTGAAGTATATGTTTGATCCTAATGTTAAGTTCCTATTACCAGAAGGGACTCCTCCGTTCAAGAAGAACGACTTCCTTGATCAGACCGGCAACTTATACTCTGAGTTCCGTCGGATGTACCTATTCATCGAAGGTGGTAATCCTAACTTGACCAACAATAAGCGTGAGATGCTATTCGTTCAGCTACTAGAGATGCTGGACAAGGATGATGCTGCACTAGTTGTTGCTATGAAGGATAAGGTCTCTCCTTATCCAGGTATTACATATGAGCTTGTTCATATGACTTTCCCCGGATTGTTACCTGAACCCGATACTAAATCAACCGTTAAGAAGCTTAAAGCATAAGGATCGATGGACTAATGAGTAAGACCCGCAGAACGTACGATGCAAAGTACAACGACGAATACGATAATTACGATGAGTTTTCTTATGAAGAATACAAACAACATAAGAAAGAGAAGCGGATATCGCGGGCACTTAAAACGTTAGATATTGATGATCTATTAGAAATGGAAGACGACGTATGAGTTATTGGGGATACCACCTACTTCTAGATTGCAGCGGCTGCAGGTTAGATGCTATCACAAATCCTGAAGTCCTGTCAGAGTGGGTTAAGACTCTGGTCAAGGATATCGAGATGGTACCATACGGCGAACCGCAGGTCATCCATTTTGGACACAATGAACGGCACCTCGAAGGTTGGACAGTGATCCAACTTATCGAGACGTCCAACATCATCGCACACTTCAATGACCATACCGGTGAGGGATATATCGATATCTTCTCATGTCGTCATTTTGACATTGATACTGCAGTCGATACAGTAGAAGAATATTTTGAACCTACTAAGATTCGAAAGACATTCTTGACCCGGCAAGCGGACTAGAATGAACACTTTTATAAATATCCTTAAGGAGAACTGATGCCTACATATAAATTTTTAAATCATGAGACTAATGAGGAGTATACCCAGTTTATGGGTATCTCGGAGGCAGACACTTTCCTGGAAAACAATCCCCATATCGAACGGATGGTCAACGGTGCTCCTATGCTGCATAGCGGTGTAGGTCTAGGTGGTGGACTGAAGGTCGACAGTGGATTCAATGACATTCTCAAACATATCAAGAAAGGCAATAGTCGAGGAATCACCCAATCCAATATTGAAACTAAGTAACTTCGTTATGCGCAACAATCAAGCGTAAGGAGTCATAATGACTTTAGAAAACAGAGCCTCTAAGAGACAAAAACGCCAATCTAACACTGCTAACAAGGGTCAACTTCCAAATAACGAACAACGTGGACTATTCCTAAAAAACATCAATCCTATGACTGAGAATCAAGCACGCACATTTGATGCGTATGCCGACAATAAACATCTGATGCTACATGGCTCTGCAGGCACAGGTAAAACATTCATCTCCCTCTATCTTAGTCTCTTAGACGTTATGAAAGGTCCAGACGATTTCCATAAAGTGGTTATCATCAGATCAGTTGTACCTACTCGGGATATGGGATTCCTCCCAGGTTCTGCTAAAGAAAAATCTAAAGTTTATGAAGCTCCATACTACTCGATCTGTTCCGAGATGTTTGGACGTGGTGATGCATATGAGATCCTAAAGACAAAGAATCTCATCGAGTTCCAGACTACATCTTTCATCCGTGGTATCACATTGAATGACTGCATCATCGTCGTTGATGAAATGCAGAATATGACTGGTCAAGAGTTAGACTCTATCATCACACGTATCGGTGACAACTGTAAGATCATCTTCTGCGGTGACTTCCGTCAGACTGACCTTGCTAAGGATGCTGAACGTAGAGGCCTATTAGACTTCATGCGTAT